TTGTATGATTGCAATAAATGATGTTAAATCATCAGTTCAAGGAAACAATCCAAGAACTTGGATGAAAGCCTGTGCAATAGAAACCTTATTAAAAGGTAAAAGTGGTAAGCATTTTAAAAATTGCTTGATAGGTAAAATGGAATCTACTGCTCAACACATCGAAGACCCAGCAGGATACGCTGAAGAATTATATAGTAAAATAAAAAATAAATGTAGTTAATATAAACTAAAATACAAAATTATGAGTTGTTACACAAGAGAAGAGATTAAATGCGCCGTAGAATCAAAAGGCCATAAATGGTTTGAGAAAGGAAATTACAATTTAAATATAGTTGGAGTTAGAAACTCCTCTACTGGAGATAAAGTTACAAATAAGTTTGATGATTGTATAACAGTATCTTATAATGTAGATGGAGAAGAAAAGTTCCATTGTTTTAAAGCAACCACAGACCCCGGAAAGTATTGGGAAGAAAATATTATGAGAAAAGATGGGGTTGCTATTTTAGTTCCTGGGCAGTATAGAAGTTCTCATAAAATAAGAAAACATCAAGGTAAATATGAAGCTTTATGTCAACAAAAAGATGTTAAAGTATATAGAGATAATAATAAAGATGGAGTATATGATATGTTAGCCGAAAGTATACAAGAAGGTATATTTGGTATTAACATACATAAAGCAGGTTCCAGAATAAATGGGTCAACTCAAATAGATAAATGGTCCGCAGGTTGTCAGGTATTTTCCAAAGAATCAGATTTTAATCAATTAATGGATTTAGCCTACAAAGCTAAAGATTTGTATGGTAATTCATTCACATACACCTTAATTGAATCAAAAGACGTAGTTTAAAATGAAATCAACAACCACCCTATTTATAGCAATAACAAGTATGTCACTAGGATTTATATGTTCCTACTTTATGGAACTCACAATGCAGAATGCAGAACAATATTTAGCCATTACTACTTTAGTATTTGCTGATGGTTTTTTTGGTATAGTTGCTGGAATTAAAAGAGAAGGATTTAAAACTTATAAGGCTATAAAAATATTAAGAACCTTAATTTTTTGGGTTATTATGTTAACTCTAATATTAGTTATTGAGAAGAGCATTCCTGGAGCTGGGTGGTTAAGTGAAACAATGCTTATGCCCTTAGTAATTTTCCAATTAATAAGTACTATAAAAAATGCATCTATGGCTGGTTTTATTAAAGCCAATGTTTTAAACCAGATTCTAGATGGTATTGATAAACATAAGGGCCTTAGAAAATAGGTTGTCTTAATTCAATTTTCTTATTATATTTATCACCATGTATAGATACAACGCTAAATTAGATCGGGTTGTTGACGGAGATACTGTCGATGCCTTAGTAGACTTAGGATTTGATACCTGGAAAAAGGTAAGAGTTCGAATGATGGGTATGAATGCCCCTGAATCCCGTACACGAGATTTAGAAGAAAAAAAATTAGGACTAGCAGCTAAAGCAAGATTAATTGAATTACTAAAAGATGGTAATTTTATTTTACAATCCCATGGGGTTGGAAAGTATGGCAGATGTTTAGGTACTATATTTGTAGAAGATGTAGATATAAATAAAACTTTAATTAATGAAGGACATGCAACAGAATACTTTGGGGGTGCTAGGTAAAATTAAAAAAGGAATGTTTCCATTTCTTATTGCCTTTTCTGCCCTATCCGTAAGTGCATCAGCAGCATTTTACTCAGTTAGTGGTTTAAGTAAACTATTTGCTGGGGCGAGTTTAGAGGTTATTATAATGGCGGGTTCACTAGAATTTGCTAAGTTAGTAACTGCTTCACTTTTATATCAGTATTGGGACACCCTTAATAAAACACTACGAACTTATTTATCTATATCTACAATAGTATTAGTATTAATTACTAGTATGGGTATTTATGGGTTTTTAAGTGCAGCTTATCAAGAAACATATTCTAAATTATCAACTATAGAAAATCAAAAAGGTTTTATCCAAAAGAAAATTAATTTTTACCAAAATGATGTAAACAGATATGATGAAGAAATTGAAAGAATATCTAGCAATATTAGTACTTTATCTAATGCAAAAGCTTCGACCATCCAAGTACGAGACACCTCGGTATCTGGGGGATTTAGACAAACAATCTCTACAACTGAGCTTAGAATGGCGCAGAGTCGTATTAATATTGAGGAGGAGAATCGTAAATTGGCGCAATCAAAGAGATCAATAGCATCAGATAGCCTCCAAAAATTTCAATTACAAGTACTGGATTTAGATAATAATAATGAAGTGGCTGGAGAATTAGGACCATTACAGTATTTATCTAATTTGACCGGTACTTCAATGGATAAAATTATCAACTGGTTATTACTTATTATAATATTTGTATTTGATCCCTTAGCTATATCTCTAGTAGTTGCAGCTAATTTTGCATTTGATAAAGCTTACCCAAAAAAGCAGTATAGAGAAAATCTATATGGGGAAGAAGTAGAAGTTTTATCTCCTCGAGATATTTCTAAAATAGTAAAAGAAAACGAAAACTCCTCCCCACCAAATGAAGACTTAACTAAAGCCGCTATGGAATTTGAAGTTAAAGATGCTGAGGAAATGCAAACCCAAGAAGAATTTCTAGAAAATTTAAATAAACTTGAAAAGATAAAAGATTGGGAAGCAGCAGAACGAAGAATGGAAATCATAGGTCAAAATGGTAATAATGGGGAACATTATGAAGATATACCTAAAGAACTTAGTTGGTTAGACTTGGATGGTGATGGTTTTATTTCCCAAGTAGAACTTAAAG